TTGAAGTCGGGGAACTTCATCTCCTGCGGCACGAAGGCGGGGTCGTAGAAGCGGCACCGGTTGTTTGGTTGCAGTGCGAACTGGCCGCTGTCCAGCTTCAACACGTTGTAGCTCTTGTGCTCGTCGACCGTCTCGCTGAAACCAAAGTCGGGGATGCGCGGGTCAGGGTTGCAGCCGTCGAGCGTGAACATGTACTCGCCTGGGTGAGTCTTCTTGTCCTTGCCAAAGAACTCAGCGCGCAGGCCGCCAAGCAGGGGCTTCTCGACCACGCTGACGTGGTAGCTCAGCGCGTCCCAGATTTGCAGGAAGTCAAGCGGCAGGTCTTCCCCGTCAAGCGGCTTCCACAGGAACGCAGAGATCGGCAGCTTGTCGTACAGCGCGCCGTACTCAGGCAGGTAGGTCTCGAAGCGGAAGGCCTCGCCTCGGTGCGACTTGACGCTGCACCAGATGCCTTCGACGTGCTCGCCGTGGCCGCGTTCAAAGTCGTACAGATACTCGGACCGGACGAGTACCTTGATGGGTGGTAGTGGGCATACGAAGTTCATTTCTTCTCCTTAAGAATTGCGCTAATGATGTTGCCGCACCGTGTGCATTGGTATCTGTAGTGGTTTGGGAAAAGGCTCTTGATGAAAGCGTTTTCTTCCCAACGGTGTTTACAAGTCATGTGTTCTCCTTGAAATATTTCCGGACTTTGAACGCGGTGTACGGGATAAACCAGATGGGCAGCGTCACTATCAATATCATGACCACGGCCCACAGCCATATAAACTCACGGGCCATGTCTATCGTGTCTCTCATGCCACCCCCGCCAGCCTCAACAAACCGTAAATGATTGACACAGACACCGTGGCCGATGCCAGCAGCAGGGCCACAAGAATTGTTTGTTGTTTCATTTCTTCTCCCTCAAACAGCTACATGTAAACCCACTGCTGTCATAGCCAAGGCCCATGCAATAGGGGCAGTGCTCGTCCACGACAACTGGTGGTGTACGGGCAAATAGTCTTTTAAGCCAGTCGTAAATGAATGTCATCACAGGTCTTTCATGAATGTGCGAAGCGCGACAGTCTGAGTGGCACTGCGCAACTTCGACGGGTTGGTGGTCTTCATAATCTCCAGGGCCACGGCCACGAAAGTCTCCAGCTCTGCGCGCTCCTCGTCGCCCCAGCCAATCAGCTCAGCGATGCAGCCTTTGAGCCGCTCGTCTTTGAGCTTGGCCACCGCCTCGACCACGTACTCGAGGTCCTCACGCGGCAGGCTGGCGCGCTGCTGTATCAGCTCGCGCATCCGACCCGCCATCTCGGCGGGCAGGCTGGCGGGCATGCGTTCACGCTGGGTCATGCTTGGCTCCCCTTGCCCGGATGGCTTGGTCAACACGATTGGCAAGCCCGCGATCAGCACCAAGTAGTGCAATCCCTGCCCAATAAGCACAGGTATCACGCTCGGCTGCGGCGACAAGGTCGGCAAAGGCTTTCAGCTTTTCAAGGTTGATCGGCTCGCCAGTTTCAAAGTCATAGGGCATCTTGACTTCACGGGCCATCTCAGCGACTGTTTTCACGATTCGTCCCCAACAGTGCGGCAGGCTTGCAGCCAGGCCACGACGTCGCTCTCAAGCCACAGCAGGCGATTGCTGCCTGGGATCTTGAGGCGGGGTGGCAATGTCTCAGGACGGCGACGCGAGTCGGTCTTGATGGTGTCCACGCCCTTCTTCAGAATCACGGCCAGCTCACGCGGGCCAAGTGTTTTGGTGTCGGTCATTTCTTCTCCAGCTCAATGAGCAATTCAATGTAGTGCTTGGCCTTCTCCAGGTCGGCAAGGCCGCCTTTGTCGCGCCAGCGGCTGACGTACTTGATGACGTTGCCTTCAAAGTATCCGATGCCATTGGCATGGATGTATTGCACCGGCTGAATGGCCAGCTTCTTGTAGTGGTCCCCGGCGACTTGAACGTCTAGGGCATTGGTCTTGTCAGTCATCAGTCGATTTCCTTCATGTAGTACTCGGTCTCGAAGCCGTCGCCACGCAGGGGCAGGTCCTTGGCCCAAGCGATCGGGCGGCCCATCACAGCCTCGACATCCTTGAGCCCCTTGGGTGAGCTGTAGGGCAGCTCGACAATGTCCTCGTCGTGCACAGTGAACAGCTGCGGGTAGCCCTCAGCATCCAGCGCCAGCATCGCCTCGGCCAGACAGTCACGGGCCACGGCCTGGGTGATGTTCTCCACCAGCTTGCCGCCGTAGGTGGGCAGGCGGGTCCACTGCTTGGTCTTCTGGTCCATGCCCTCGTAGGTCAAAGACCCGGTGCTGGCCAGCACGTAGCGGCCGCCTGCGGTGGTCTCGCGGTACAGGTCCTCGGTCTCGATGCGTGGCTTGACGTAGAACAGCTTGCGCTTGCTGGGCAAGGTGATCGTCAGGAACCCGGACTCGTAGGCAAACACCAGCTTGGTGCGGCCACCGGCGATGGTCAGTGGCACCACGGCCTTGCTGCCCACAGCTTGCTTGGCTGCGCGCTCGCAGGCGTACCACAGGTTCACGATCTCGGGGTTGGCTGCGCGCCAGGCCACCTTGATCGGCTCCAGCTCGTCCTCTGTGAGGCCCATCTCCAAAGCGCCCATGGTCTTGAGTGCACCGGCCCCACCCTGGTAGCCCAGGGCCAGCTCGGAGATCTTGCCCTTCTGGCGGTAGGGCGACTTCTTGGTCACGCTGCCGGGCGGCAGGTTGAACATCTGCTCGGCCGACGCCTCGTAGATCTTGCCGTGTGTGGCGAACACATCCAACCGCCACTCACACCAGGCCATCCAAGCGATCACGCGGGCCTCGATGGCGCTGAAATCGACTGGGATGAACCTACCCCCTGGCCGGGCCACAAACGCGGTCCTGATAAGCTGTGAGAGGGTGTCTGGCACGGTGCCAAACATCGCGGACAGCAGCTCGTACTCGCGGGCCTTCAGCAGGTTGCGGGCCAGGTCGATGTCTTTCAACTTGTTCTGCGGCAGGTTCTGCACCTGCACGATGCGGCCGGCCCAACGGCCGGTGCGGTTGGCCCCATAGAACTGCGTCAGGCCACGCACGCAGTCGTCCGCGCACATCGCGCGGGCCATGGCGTGGAACTTGGACACGCTGGTCTTGGACAGCTCTTGGCGCAGGGCCAACACCTGTCGGGTGACCTCGCTGTCGGTGGACTCCAGGATCTTGGGCACGGACTTCTTGGTGAGGTCCACGATGGTGTCGTCGTCCTCGGCTTCTTGCAGCCAGGCCAGCAACTGGTTGCGGCTGTTGGGGTTGTCGAGCCCGGTCAGGCGCACAGCCTCGGCGGTCAGGCGCTCTTTGAAAATGGCGTCGCACTCGATGGCCGCATTGACCAGCTCGCGGTCCACCTTCACGCCGGTGTTCATCATGCGCTGGTCCAGGTGCCACAGCTTCCACTCGACCTCGGGCACGGGGAACCTGGCCAGCTTCTGTGCGATGGTGTCCTCGGACTCCACGTCGCGCTGGCAGTAGTCGACAAAGGTCTTCCACTTGTCGGGGTCGTGGTGGGGCAGGTTGCGCGTGCGCCCGCCGTTCTTCTTGGTCGGCTTGCAAGGGACGCAGAAGTACCGAATCAGGCCCCAGCCGACGGCCATCTTTTGGCGGTCAGGTGCCAGGCCTACGACCTTGCCCACGTCGGACAAGTTGCCGGGCATGCCCAGGTACAGCGCGTGCACGCTGGTGCAGCGCCACTGCGTCACGTCCAGCTGGCGGCCAAGGTGGCGCGACAGGCAGGTGATCTCGAAGGCCGCGTTGTAGGCGGTCTTCTGCGCGGTGGGGTCGTCCAGGGCAGACAGGATGTGGGGCGGGATCTTCTGGCCGGCCATCAGGTCGATCACCCGCACCTGGCCGTCGCCGAACTTGAACCCGAACAGCATGATCTGAAAGTTGGGGGACTCGGCGTACTTGTGCACGCCGCACTTCTTCAAGTCGACGTCGCTATAGGTCTCAAGGTCAATGCGCAGGGTGATCATTCTGCTGCCCTGGTGTCAACGAACACGGGCGTAAGGTCGCCCATCCACGCGCCGATGGTGTTGAACTCGAAGAACTCCTCGGCGTCCTCGCGGGTCATGCCCCTGGCCAGGATGTCGATGCAACGCGTGCGGTCGTAGCAGACCACGGGCTCCATGCCAAAGCGTTCGGCAACGCCAAGGATGGCCTCGTCAAAGGCGGGCGGCTCAAGGAACAAAGCGTTGTCCGGCCGGTTCATGATTTCGTATCTCGTTGCCATAGTTGACCTTTCGTTTTGGTGAAGGTTGACCCTCGCCAAAACGACCCCTTGCGGGGCCGTTGGTTCACTCTCCGACTGTACCCAAATCCACTGGA